CAGAGCTGATTTCTACAACAACATTTGGAGAGTAGCAGACCAGGCGGGTAATAGTGCTTCCCGAAATCTGGTCAGAGTTTACATCGTTGAAGCTATTGAGAAATTTGAAACCCGAGTAATACTAAAAAGCGTTGAGGTAGTTTTCGATGAGCAAACCCGAAACATGAAAGCTTTGGTAGTATACCAGGTAAAAGACAGTGGCCTGTCTGACTCCATCATTCTAAACTTGCAAAGCAATGAGTAATTGGGTAACTTACGTTGACCGTAGCTTTACCAGAATAAAGAACCGTCTAATCTCCAACATCAAAAGTAAGGTACCGGAGATAACAGACTACACATCCTCTAACCTGCTCATCATTCTGGTCGAAGCCTTTGCGGGATTGACCAGTCAGCTCCACTATTACATCGACAATATCGCCAGAGAGATGTTTGTATCTTCAGCTAGGAGGTATTCAAGCATGGTAAAGATTAGTAGGTTGGTAGATTATCGAATCAGAGCTAGCAACCCAGCCTCAACAGTAATCACGCTCACAGCTAATGTAGCAACTTCGATAGATTACAAGATTCTTTCCGGCCAGCAATTCAGCGATTCAACAGGACAGACCTTTATAACCCTTGAGGATTTTACATGGCCAGCAGGTAAGCAAGTATTTGAGCTAACTGCATTTCAACAAACCCTCCAAGAAAATCAAAGCCTTGGAGTAACCAACTCAAATGCCAACCAAACCTTTAATCTACCTCCAGCCTATGTTCACGACACAGCCACTGTTAGGGTAGGGGCTGAAGTTTGGACTAGGGTTAATTCTTTGGGACGGGCTTTGGCTACTGATAAGGTTTTTGTAGTCGAGGTTTCCACAGCTAAAATCCCATTCATCAAATTCGGGGATGGACTAAACGGGGCAATTCCAGCAGACTCTCTGCCAGTACTAGCGACTTATTACGTTACGAATGGGAGTGACGGGAATGTTGCAGCAGATACTATCACTAGCCAATCTCCGCAAATTGCCATAACGGGAGTGAGCCAGATAACTGCTACCAATTTAGTAGCTGCTTCGGGGGGTTCACCCGTAGAAAATCTAAATCAACTTAGAAACTCAATACCCCTCTCCATCCGAACTTTGGACAGGGCAGTCACTCGAGAAGACTACAGAGATTTGGCCGAGCTATCGCCAGGCGTGGCTCATGCTGCTGTATCTCATACCTGTGGCAAGAACGTAGATTTGTACATAGCTCCACTGGGAGGCGGTATTGCTCAGCAACCCTTGCTGGATTCCGTAGCAGATAATCTTGACAAGAAGAAAACTCTGACAACCAAATTAGCGGTATACCCTGCGGGAGTTTCTGATGTTCTGGTCGAGGTCACTGTTACAGCTAAGTTTAGGAAGAGCAAGGCAATTACTCTGACCCAGATTCAAGATGCTCTCATCGCTGAATACAATTACGACAAAAGCTATATCAATCGACCTATTAGAGTAAGCGATGTGATAGCCTTGATTGATAACCTGTCCTATGTCGACTATCTAAAACTGGACAAGTTAGCTCTGATTCCTTATGCTAGACCCATAGGTCATACCAAGCCTCTGCTTTGGAATAAAACCGTAAGGAACCCACTGACTAAAGACGAGTGGACCATTCAAGTTGAGGGTTCTGGTATCCGAGTTTTAAGGAATGGAATCTTCATCGAACATGTTATCTACGGGAATCAGTACTATGACTCTTTTGGAGATATCAACTTCACGGTTTATAACTCAGGCAACTATGTACAAGGGGATGAGTGGAAATTCACAACCTACCCTAAAAACGGAGACATTGAAGTAGATGATAACACAGTCCCCGTTATGGATTATGGCGATCTTAACATCACTGTTATAGAGCAGGTCTAATGCCCAATTTTAAGGACTACATATTCGGCTTACTGCCACACTATTTCAAGGCTTCCGATAGCTACAAGGATAGTTACGGCAAGGGTTTACTTGAGAGGTTCTTGGAAAGTCTTGGACAAGAATGGGATGATAACCTCCTGGTAAAGCTTGAAGACACTATCAATCTCTACGATGTAGACCTTGTCAATGATGACTTCTTGACTTTGCTAGCCGAGGAACTTGGTAGTCCACCCGACATCACCGAGAACGATAGATACCAAGACATCCTCCGATACATCGTTTCAATCTACAAAATCAAAGGCACCAAAGAGGCATTGATTCTGTACTTTGATATTGCTGGTTACTACATCAACATCATCGAAGAGGACGTGGATGATTCCATCTATGGGTTCTTTAACTATGATTCGGGTGTACCTTACGATAAGAATTGCCAGCTATGTACTCCCGTAGACATCACCTTTATCTCAAAGGAACATGATGCTACCAATCCAAGTCTAACTTTTATAGACCAGGATACCCTTGACCGCTTGAACAAAGCTTTAGCATTCAACCTACCCGTAAACGTCAAGGTAGAGAACCTTATCAACTCTGTACCCTACAAAGAAGCTGCGGCTAAAAGCTTTGCTGAAGACATCGTAGTGAAGAGGCTTCAAGCTCAGCAGTATGATATGTTTGATTATGATGATGGGTTTACTTATGACCAATCCCTTATCACTCAGCAAGAGGACATCCGAGTTGATACTGATGAGCAACTACAGACAAACACAACTCTGGTAACAGCTATAAACTTCATAGAACACTTAGCTTTAGTCGAGCCAATCAATGTATCAATCTATTCAATCCGTAGGGACTAATGCCTGAAATTACTGGACACGCTATTGTACCGATAGATACTCCGCTAGTTACAAGCTACATCTATGTAACTAGCCCTATACCCTTGTTGGATACGGAGACTGGAGCTATAAGCGGTGACATCAGAACTATCACGGACTTCAACGATTTAGAGGTACGAGTATACAAGGAAGAAGGCGGTACAGAAACTGCAGTAGGTACAGCTGTTGTAAGTTCTGTTACGGGTGAATGGAATTACAGCGGAACATCCACAGCGGGCACATTTATATTCAGGCTTTATAATACCTCAACAACTGCTTATGTAGGATTGGAGTACAATAATGGCTTAGGCAGAAAGTATTACCTTGAAGATATAGTTGCTCAAGGATACCGCAAACAGAAGACCAGCGGTCAAGTCCTTCTTGATGAAAGCCTTATTGACCATCTCGGAAATTACACCCTTAACTATAATTTCAACCAATACACTGATATCATTAGATTGGTTAGGGTATCCGATGGAGCTATAATAGGTACTGAGCCTTTGACTTGCCCTGGTGGGTATCCCAAATCATTTGAGCATACTGACACAGAGTTAACTTATGTGGGGGATGTAGCTTTGCAGATGATTTGTTTGGTAGATAGGGAAAAGTATGCAGAATGTATCAGCCTTTGGAATGAGCTAAAGAGAAGTATAAATTCCGATGGTGCTATAGCTATAACCCGAGATGCAAACACTGATTGGCCGGACTACGAATCCCTTAACAGAAGGTGGAGGTTGTTAGACCAGGCTTTAATCATTCTTGCGGTATGTCACCATAACCTAAAAACCACAGGTACAACAATAGAGTACACTGAGATTGAGGCTATGTATGATGCTTGTGTACTGCTGAAAAGTGGAGATTATTACGTTGAAGGTAAGGGGTATATTGCACCGCCATACAATTCAGGTAATAACATTATAGCTGAGTTGATTGGTAATTTTGTATTCGCTATAGCTTTGGACAAGTATCTACAAACTGGGTCAGCTCCAGCAAGTGTAGAAACAAACCGAAACGGTTTAGTATCAACCTTGAACACAGACTACTCCGCTTTTAATGATAGTGGCCTATTATTCTTTGGATATGATACCAGTGCTTCACAGTGGGATTCAAATCAGATTTTGGGCATAGTTCAAATTTGGGGGTTGATTTATGCTAATTACTTTGATACCCTAAATGAATCTGAAATTAAAACCGCTTTTGAAGGGGCTTTTTTGGATTCTAATAAACTTGCGCTTATTACCAATGGAGGAGACTTTGCCTACGACATAACTCTGATGTATAGGTATTACCTGAGGATAACGGGTAACTCTCCCAATGTAGATGATATCAATACCCTGTTTGAAAATTCACCCCTCAACAGAGGTACTTACAAAACTGAAGCCGATGTTTACTTCGTAAAGGAAGAGGTAAATGCTCGGGCCAATCTATGGTATATCCTTTACCATTTTCAAACATCAGCTTTTAAACCTGGTGCTTAATGCCTACTTATACTGAGAATCAACTTTACACCCTTATTGCTTCTCGGCTTGCTGATTTCAGTAACATTGAGCCCAGCGAACATAGGGAGGTAGAAAATGCTTTGGTTCAAACTATGTTTGAGCTATTCAATGCGGTAGGTAACGAGGCATTCGATTGGGACAGACCAATCACTACCCTACCTGAGAAAGGGCAAAACCTTTTTGCTGCCTTTAATGCGGGAACTATAGCCGAAGGACTTGCGGCTATGTATTTCACATTTGCCCCGTCGGCTTTAACTGTAGAAAGCATAGCTTCCCAAATACGGGGAATCAATTATACTGCTACGGTTCAAGGGGAGGTCATTATCAATGATGCTAGCGAGGTTATTTCAGAAATAAGAATCTACGATAATTCAAGTCCCACTCCTCTAACTACGATTACTCCCACCAACACAGGTAGTAACATTCCTTACTCTTACAACGTATCAAACCTCACTAACACTACCACCTTTAGAGTGGAAGCTGATACTGATAACAATGGTTCACCTGTAACCCTCTCAACTACAACCACCTTAAACTTCTTGTACCCGGTGCTACATGGGTTTGACGCTTCATTGAGCCCCGCTACCCCGTTGAACACGCTGACTAAAACAGTTTACGAAGGCGGTAGTGAAACCTTGCCATTTGGAGGTACCGGGTACTTTCATCTTTACATCCCCTCTGCATACGGAGTCTTAAGCTCAGCTTACCTCGATAACTTGAGGGTAAGCGATTTTGAGAACTCTGGCTCTTCTCAAATTCTCACAACATCAGGCTGGGATTCCAACTGGACTACTACATACAATAGGTATGTGACTCGAGAGTTACTCCTAACCCAATCAAGTAAGATAACTTTTATAGCTCAATGACGAAGATAGCAGAACCATTAGTTCCGAGCTATAGGGGCCCGGTCGATGCGGGAGCTATTGTGGCCGACTTAGCTACAAGGGATGCCCTTTACCCACTCTACGGTCAGCGTTGCGTTGTACTATCAAATCAAACGGAGTACCAATGGGACGGCTCTACTTGGGTAATACCAAGTACGGGAGGGGGAGGAGCTCCTACTCTTCAAGATGTTACCAGCCAAGGTAACACCACCACTGATGACCTTATCATCGGAGGGCTGGACATCATTGATACTAGCCAACCCCCTGTACTCAGACTGAGTAGGAACCAGAATATCGGTAGTACTTCTTGGGCAGGAGAATCACTGGGGGACATTGAGTGGTATACCAATGACCCCTCGCGCGCCAGAGTTTACGCAAGAATCCGAGCAGTAGGGGGCCCCTTGTCTGGTACTCCTAATGCGGGTTATCCCGATGGGCATTTGGTATTTGAAACTGATGGCCAACAAGGAGGAGCTCTATCCGAAAAGATGCGTATTACCGACCGGGGAAGAGTAGGTATAGGTACAACATCACCATCCACAAAACTCCACGTGGTCGGAAATGGTATCACCAATGAAGCGCCAGGTAATGCTGTAATTAATATTGATAGAGGAGACAATCCTGCGTATTCATCCATGCTATCATGGAGAACAGGAAATTCACCAAAATGGTATGCTGGTTTAACAGATACAGGAGATAATTCTGATTATACTGGTTATGACTTTATAATAGGTCAAACTAAAGGTAGTCCATCTATTTTTATTGACACATCAGATAATGTAGGCATAGGTACAACATCACCATCCTCATTACTTGAAATATCAGCAACAGGTTCTACTACAGATTTCCTAAAACTCACATCAGGCGGCGGTTCAACGAATCCAGTAAAACTTATATTTGAAAAATCAGCAACAGAACAAGGTATTATAGAATACAACCGAAATGGTGATTTAGAGATTTACAACTCCGATTCTGATGGAGGTGTAATGATAAATGGAGTTGCCTCTGAAGCTGGTGATTTATATGTTTCTAATGCGGGTAACGTAGGCATAGGTACAACACTCCCCCTTGACAAATTGCACGTTGAGGGTAACATCCGAGTAAGAGACCAGGTATATGCAAGGGATAGGTTAGTAGTAGGCCCAGTGCCATTGGGAACAAAGTCTGCTACCATTGGGGGTAATATGAATTTTGATACTATAGCAGAACCCACCGGTGCTATGATGGGTAATATGACTGCTACTACCCAAAGCGTAGCTGGCAATATAGAACCAGGTACTTATTATTATGCTATCATGTTTGTTGATGCTGATGGAGGAGAGACTGGACAATGCGCTACGCCTTACCCTTCAGCTGTTGTTACCGATAGCGCTACTGGGGGTCAAATCCTACTACAAAACATCCCCATATCACCTGACGAAAGGGTAACCCAAAGGAAGATTTATCGAACTCAAGGGTATGGAAGCCAATATGCTTCAAGATATCTGGCGACCATAAATGATAATGATACCACAACCAGTTGGACTGACAATTATTCAAATTCAGCATTAGACCCAAGTACTAACAACTACCGAAAAAGAAACACAACTGCGGGGCTAATTTATAGGGACAATTCTCTTTTGGCTCAAGCACCAAATACTTTCTACACTTCTTTTGGAAGCCGAGCATTAGAGGATGTAACCACTGGACAAG